AAAGTCTGATTTAGATTATGTGTTGGACGTAAACCAAATTTTTGATAATATGTACGCAAACAAGGATGAGTAAATGGCCGTATCAGATAGCACAGACTTTGAACTCGACGTTGCGGAGTACATCGAGGAGGCATTTGAACGCTGTGGTTTAGAGGTTAGAACAGGTTACGATCTAAAAACAGCCAAGCGTTCTCTAAACTTAATGTTAGCTGAGTGGGCTAACCGTGGTCTTAATCAGTGGACCATAACACAAACGACACAAGCACTTACCTCTGGAACAGCAACTTATAACTTAAATGCAAATGTGATAGATGTTTTGTCCGTTGTTGTTAGGCGCAGCAGTACAGATTTTACCATGGAACGGATTAGCAGGTCCACATATTTAGGCATACCAACCAAAAGTACAACAGGACGACCTAATCAATTCTTTTTGGACAGACAGATTACACCTGTTTTAAAAATATGGCCAACCCCAGAGAATAGTACGGACACTATTATTTTTGATGCACTGACACGCATGGATGATGCAGACACCTTTATTAATACAATGGATATGCCTTTTCGGTTTTTTCCATGTTTGGCAGCCGGACTAGCCTATTATATAAGCATGAAAAGAGCGCCAAACAGAACACAGATGTTAAAGGCTGTTTATGAAGAGGAGTTTGAAAGAGCAATGACTGAGGACAGAGACAGAGCTTCTTTTAACGTGGTCCCTCAGTATGAATATTTTAGGAGTTCCTGATGCCAAGATTTGCGCAAGGTAAACACGCTTACGCCATATCCGATAGATCAGGTTTTCGTTATAAATATAAAGATATGCGCAAAGAGTGGAACGGCTCTCTTGTAGGTAAAGATGAGTTTGAGGCAAAACAGCCACAGCTCGAGCCCTTTCCAACTGTAGTTGATGCTTTAGCTTTAAAAGACGCACGCCCCGATAGAACAGAGCCACAAACTGTTCCTGTTGGCCCCGGTGGTTTTCCAGAAAGAGGTATTGAGATACGCGCTTTTGTGTCTGTGGGAGAGGTGACGGTGACAACATGAGCTTTACATTTGCTACCCTTAAAACAGCGATACAGGATTATACGGAGAACTCTGAAACTACTTTTGTTAATAATCTGTCCAACTTTATTAAAGTTGCAGAGGAACGTATATTAAAAAACGTTCAGTTAAGTAATTTTAGAAAAAATGCCTCTGCTGCTTTCACCGGAAGTAGTGAGTTTTTAGCCTGTCCAAATGATTTTTTAACACCTTTCTCTTTAAGCTTTACAGACGCTAGTAGTAATAAAGTGTTTCTTGATTACAAAGATGTAAACTTTATACAAACTATCACGCCTAACTCTTCTACGACGGGATCGCCACGTTTTTATGCTTTGTTCGACACAGATAACTTTATTGTGGCCCCGACGCCTAGTAGCAGTTTTGCCGTGGAGTTGCATTATTACTACAGACCGGATAGTCTAACTGCCGGAGCTGATTCCGGTTCTACATGGTTAAGCACAAATGCCCCCAACGCTTTGTTATATGGAGCATTGATGGAGGCTTACACTTTTATGAAAGGTGAGCAAGACGTCATGGCAAATTATGCACAAAGGTTTACTGAGGCGGTTCAATCGCTTAAACTGTACGGCGAGGCAAAAGAAGTTAGTGATTACTATAGAACAGGAATGCTTATAAGGGATAAACAATAATGTTGATGGAGCTACCTAAAACGCCGATTGTTGATATACAAACTACAAACAATAGAGGGTTTACACCGGAAGAAGTAGCCGCTCGTTGTGTAGATAAGATTGTTGAGGTTGGCGATAATGCTGCCCCTGAGATTAAAGATCAAGCACGAGCTTTTAAAGCACATCTTGAAAAAGTTATTACATTTTACATGAAAGAAGCTATAAAATCAGACAGAACAACTATTTACAATGCTATTAAAGAGGCAGGATATGAAAAGCTTGCAGAACACGTAAGGAGGCTATAATGGCAATAACACAAGCAATGTGCGTAAGTTTTAAAAAAGAATTAATGGAGGCTGTGCACAATTTTAAAAATAGTGGAGGAAGTACTTTTAATCTAGCGTTGTATACCTCTAGTGCTAGTTTAGATCAAGACACAACAGCTTATACAACTAGCAATGAAGTGTCGGGAACTAACTATACCGCCAAGGGCGCATCCTTAACTAGAGTAGATCCCACAACATCAGGAACTACAGCGTTTACAGACTTTTCCGATTTAACGTTTAGTAATGTAACTCTGACGGCAGCAGGGGCTCTAATTTTTAATGATAGTGCCTCTGGTGATCCTTCCGTTTGTGTTCTTAATTTTGGATCAGACAAGTCTGCTTCTTCTGGCGATTTTACTATAGTTTTTCCCGCAGCAGCGGCTAGTACAGCGATAATAAGGATAGCGTAGTGGCTTTAGTTATAGCAGACAGAGTTCGTGAGACGACAACAACCACAGGCACAGGCACTATTACACTGGCAGGTGCGGTCACAAACTTTGAAACTTTTACTGCTAATTTGTCTAACTCTGACACAACCTATTATTCTATTGTTGATAATACTAACGGAGACTTTGAAGTAGGATTAGGTACTTTTACTGCCTCTGGAACCACTTTAGCAAGAACAACAATTATAGCCAGTTCCAATAGCAATAGTGCTGTAAATTTTGGTTCTGGAACAAAGGACGTATTTATTACGATACCTGCAAGCAAGATGATTGTTAAGGATGCTAGTGGCAATGTAAGCATAGATGGCGATGTAACCATAGCAGATGGTAGCAATGATTTTGATGTTGCTTCGCATGACGGAACGAATGGATTAAAGTTGGGCGGAAATATAGTCACTTCAAGTGCAACCGAGTTAAACATATTAACTGGTAAAAGTTTTGTTGATGAAGACAATATGGCTTCTAATAGTGCTACAGCCATTCCTAGTCAACAGTCTGTAAAGGCTTATGTTGACACACAGTTGACGGCAGAAGACCTAGATGTAACCACTGATAGTGGTACGATTGATATTGATTTAGACAGCGAGACATTAACAATAGCAGGTGGCACAGGTCTGTCTTCAAGTGCATCTTCCACAACAGTCACGATGGCAGTAGACGCTGCCCAAACAGGAATTACTTCTGTAGTAAACACAAGTTTGGAAATAGGTAGAGATGCAGACAATAGAATTAAATTTGGAACAGATAATCAAATTATATTTGAGGTAGATGGTGGCGATAACGTTATATTTAAAACCAGTGGTGAAATAGAAGCTACTAGCCTTGATATCAGTGGCGATGCAGATATTGATGGTACACTAGAGGCTGATGCTATTACAGTAAATGGTGACACGCTTGCAACAGTGATAGCAGGAACAACTGTTAACAATGCAACTTTGGCATCAACGGTGACAGTGTCAGACAGCACAGCAAATACTAATTTTCCAGTAGTGTTTCACGATGAATCAAACGGTTTATTAGATGATACTGGAGCATTACGCTACAATCCAAGCACTGGCGAATTACTCGTGCCAAAACTTACAGTGGCAGGTACGACTACCACAGTTGATACAGTTACTATGAACGCACAGAATGCTATAGTGTTTGAAGGTGCTACTGCTGACGCTAATGAAACAACCTTAACTATTACAGACCCAACTGCCGACAGAACAATTACTTTACCAGATACAACTGGTACTGTAGCTTTGACCTCAGACATACCTAGTTCTGGTATATCAAGTGGTAATGTTGCTACATTTACATCTGGTGTAGCCGACAATGATTTTCTTAGAGTAGATGGTACGTCCGTAGAGGGTAGATCAGCTTCTGAAGTGCTGTCAGATATAGGAGGGCAAGCCTCTTTGACTTTTGGTATATCAAATACCAATGCAGTTAAGATAGATAGTTCAAGTGTTGCAGATGACGAATACGCTAGATTTACAGCTAACGGACTAGAAAGTAGAAGCACCTCAGAAGTATTAAGTGATATAGGAGGTCAAGCTTCTTTAACTTTTGGTATATCAAATACCAATGCCGTTAAGATTGACAGTGCAAGTGTGGCTGACGATGAGTTTGCACGATTTACAGCTAATGGATTAGAAAGTAGAAGCGCATCGGAAGTTAGATCAGACATAGGTTTAGGAACAGCAGCAACTTTAGCTGTGGGGATATCAAACACAAATGTAGCTCAGTTTGGCTCTGGTGTAGCTGATAATGACTTCTTACGAGTAGACGGAACTACCATAGAGGGTAGAAGTGCCTCTGAGCTTGCAACAGACATAGGGGCAGCCACAACAGACGATATTATTGCATTAAGCATAGCGTTAGGATAAAGGAGAAAACACATGGCAAATGACGCAATAGCAAGCATACAGGCAACGGTGCTTCCTGATGAGATAGCTAAAACGCTTTCGGCTACTATGACGGTATCGCCCACTGATGCAAACGATAAATGGTATTTTAAAAAGACAAGCGTATCAAACTCTAGTACAGATTTGATAGCAGGTAACTACACCGATTACACAGC